AGATATATAAAGTCAAATAAATTTAACACTAATAAGAATATTATACCGTTTATTAAAAATACTATAGTAAAGGATTTAGCAAAGAAATATGGTAGTTTTAGTTCTTTTAGTAGATTGTTTTCAAACACAAGGTATAGGTTTGATGACGGGAATAGAAAGAATTTGTCCTATGACATTTTAAATAAAATAGTTAATGTTGTAGAACTATACAGCACAGACCCAGTTATATACAATAAATTGTTGAAAATTAGGAACAGAAATTACTATTTTGATGTAGTAAAGTCCGTAGATAAATGGTCAGGTGATTGTTACGACTTCGAAATGGATATGGGTATTGATGTCGAACCTAATTATTTTTGTAATGGATTTATAAACCACAATACATTTCTCCTTGGAGTTAATGCTGTATTACATGCACTGTTATATCCTGGATATAGGGTAGGTTTGATGGGCCCTGGTTTTAGGCAGAGCCTTGTATTATCAGACTCTTACACTACATTTTGGACGGATGACGGTCTCAAATCTTCGCCGATAGAATTCTATAATTCAATAAAAGAAGGCGAAACGCTAGTACAATCCGATGTATCACAAAATCGCATTATTAGTAAGTGGAAAAATCCTGACAGGGCTTGTAGATATATTAAAACTAATAAAGGGTTTGAGTTGGCTGGTACAGTAGATCATGCCATAAAGGTACTAGATGGTGATAATAATATAATATTTAAGGATTTACAAGACATAACTGAAAATGATTACATAGTAATTAGACATGGTTTCAATTATTTTGGCAATAATAATTCTTTGCCTAAATTTGATTTTGATCTGAATTGGCGTACAAAGAATTGTAGAATACCCACTGAACTAACACCTGATCTATCATATTGGATGGGATTGTTGGTGGGGGATGGATGTATTTCTATAAGCGCCACTAAAAGAAAGCAGCGTGTGAATTTTACTAATGAAGATATGGAGTTGTTAAAAAGTTTTGAGAATCTTTTAGTGGAATATTTTGTTGATGATGTTGATAATATAGATGTTAGAGACAGAAAACATAATAAAGGTTTTGATATAACTTATTTTAGTAAAAAACTAGTTCAGTTCTTATTGACTTGTGGTTTTACTAATACTACTGCTTTAGATAAAAAAGTTCCATACGTAATAAAGCGGGCTAATAGAGATAATATATGTTCTTTTTTATCTGGGCTTTTTGATACGGATGGTCATTGTTACATACAGGATTATGATCACTATAATTCTTGTGAAGTTTCTTTAAATACCAGCTCCAGACAACTTGCTAATGAAGTACAATCAATTTTGTTGAATATAGGTATAGTTTCTTATGTCGGTATTAGTAAAAAAGCTGGCAAAAGAAAGCTTAATGGTAGAACCATACACTCTACATGTGCAACTGCGTATAAAGTTAGGATTACCGGTGTCCATAATATAATAAAGTTCAGAGATAATGTTGATTTTAGATGCGAACATAAATCTAATAAACTAAATTATTTTATATCAAATTTAAAGAATAGACGTAGGAGTACCAGTATCTGTGTTGAATTGGGAGTAACAAAAGATATAATAGACCGTGATCCTGATAAATTTTTGAGTTACAGAAAGTCAGGGTTGTATTTTGTAAGAATGAAGGAGTCGGATTATTTCTTTGCTCCTACGATAGATGCCGAAGTGGAAAACGAACATTGTTATTTTGCCGGTGGGTTTATAAACCACAATTCAAAATTTATTTTTAATGAAGTAGAAAAGATATATCAGAGGTCACATATAGTAAGAGAAGCTTGTGTAAAAAGACCTACTAGAGGTGCAGACACCTATTCTTTGGAATTCCGTGGTACTGATAGATCGAACGGAAGTTATATAGCTGCTTTACCGGTTGGTGTTGATGGTTCTAAAATTAGGGGGTCTCGATTTTATTTAATAGAAATAGACGAGTTAGCTCAGATGCAACCAGAAATTATTGATATGGTAATTAGACCTATGGCGGCTGTTTCTTCAGAGCCCATGCAGAGAGTTAGAGAGCGTGAACGGCAAAAGGAACTAATAAAACGAGGATTAGCATCTGAAGAGGATTTTGAAGGCGAAGCTGCTAATAAAATGATTATGGCTTCATCTGGATATTTTAAATTCAATCATATGTGGGACAGGATGAGGGCGTATTGGAAGGCCATGAAAGATCCTAAGATTGCGGATAGATACGCCGTACACCAAGTACCATATCAACTTATGCCAGAAGCCTTTCTTGATATGGAAAATATTAATTCTTCTAAATTACAAATGTCCACTATAGAGTTTAGGATGGAGTATGAAGCCGCTATGGTATCTGATAGTGATGGGTTCTTTAAGGCTTCCATGCTTGATGCTTGCACCATCGGTAGTGATTTTAGTTTACGAATAGTGGGCGAGCCTGGTAAAGAATATGTAATGGGGGTTGATCCCAATCAAGGTGGGTCTGCCGCTTGTGGTGTTGTGGTTATAGAAGTGGGCGATCCTCATAAGTTAGTCTATATAAATGAGATTAAGGGCAAAACTACTCAAAAAATGACTGCGGCAATACAAGAGTTATGTGAAAATTTTAATATCGTTAAGATATTTATGGATTCTCAGGGGGGAGGAAAGCCTATAAAAGATTTACTACAGGAGGGTTATGGTAATAAAACCCCCATACTTGACATAGACGATGATTTAACTAGAAGCCATTCGGGAAAACGTATATTGAAGATGGTTAATCCAAGTGTACAATGGATAAATGATGCTAATTTTGATACACTAGCTCTTATAGAGCATAAAGAAATCCGTTTTCCTGTAATGCCTAAGTCAGAAAAAACTGATAAAGCAGAGGATAAGACTGACGCGATATCTGAAAAATTATATGAGAAAGTAAAAGTACTTAAATCTCAAATGTTGAATATAGTTGTTACTCAAACAGCTAGAGGATCTAGGCATTTTGATACGCCTACTAAAGGACAAAACAAAGACCTTTATTCAGCTCTAATACTTGCATGTTGGGGTGTTCGCGAGATGGATAGACAATCTATGGAGCGCGTACAAAAACTACATGCACAAGGGTTAGTGAGACCTCACAGTAAAGGATCTCAATTTGCGCAGGCTGTGAACGCTGGCCCAGGTGAATCGTGGATGGAAAATGCTATTCCAAAGAAAAGAATAAAGTAAGGAAATATAATGGTAGAAGAAAATAAAAATAAATTAGAGGAATACAAAAAAGACGATGTTACCGTTAAAGACATGGTTACTCGCATTCACGACAAGATAGACGAATTCAAAGATGATATAGACGAAGAATTTGAAAAAGAATTAGAAAGGCAATTAAAAGCCAAACGCAATGGTTATTTTATAGTTCCAAATAAATTTTGGGACGCTTGGTTCCAAAAGATATTTGCCCAGATAATTTCGATTAAGGTATGGGTATTGGCACTTATTACTGTACTATTAGTTAAAAGTTTTATAAGTAGTACTGAGTTTGCCGCACTATTTGGTATTATTATGGGCCTGAAAGGAATTTTTCAAACAGCTGCCGTCTGGAAAAAGAATGGTAACGGTGATTTAAACGCGGTAGATAAGACATAAGGAGTATATTTAAATGGAACAGCGACGATTAGAAAAGATTACAGCGGATCTCAAAGAAAAATATCCCGAGGCTGGGATAAGAAAGATAGAGGTGGATGAATCATCTGGAAAATCTACTTTCTTTTTGAGGCCCTCTCAAAAAGCGCTAGCAACTTTACCCCCAGAGTTAGCGATGAGACTGCGAATGTCAGAATCTGAAAAAGCATCCGTGCTTAGGAGAGACTGGCTTACTAGGTCGGATTTAGATCTGTCTATAGCTGAGTCACCTTCTACGCAAGACCCAAAAGAATCTTACAAGAGGTCTATGAGATATTATTATGATTTTGATATGTATGGAACTCATATAGACATCCTTACTAATTTTGCTGCTAAGGGTTTTGAAAATGATATAGATGATAAAAAAATAAAACAATTTTATGATGTGTGGAACTTTGATGTAAATTTTAAACAAGTACTTGATTGGATATTTTTTGATTTCTTTAGAGTTGGTATGGTGCGTACGTATAAGATTATAGGCAAATATAATCCTGGGGTTAGTTACTTATCACCGATACCTGGAATGAAACAAGCTAGAGGGGATCTTAAAGAAATCGTAGAAAGAGCTGAAAGAATACACCAAAAGAGATTAGAGAGATTAGATGAGAAATTAAAAGATCTAGATGGTCGTAGAAAGGATGAAAAAGATTTAAAAAGAGAGCTATCAGCTAGAAAGAAAATATGGTCAAAGGGGTTTATGCCTATAGCGTATACCGTGCTAAATCCAACACTAGTTGATATAGAAGGTAGTTTATTATTTAATAATACTAAAGTAACGCTTAAACCTTCAGAGGAATTGGTTAAATTAACAAAAAAGGCGCCTACTGAACTTACTGATGACGAAAAGACTTTAATTAAATTGTTACCCAGTGATTTCAAAGAGAAAGTTAAATCTGGCAAAGGCATAGAACTCGACCCCATGTATGTAGGCGAGGTAGATTATAGAAAACAGCCTTATGAAAGATATGCTAGACCTAGAGGCATAAAAGTTTTTGATGCTTTGGAATACAAAAAATCCTTGCGCCAGGCGGACCTTAGTACTTTGGACGGCATCACTAATTACATATTAAAAGTAACTATAGGTAATGATGAATATCCCGTTACTAGTCAGTCAGAATTGCAGACTATAGCGTCTTTATTTAATTCTACTACTTCTAAATCATTTGATGTAGTATGGAATCATACACTACAAATAGAAAAAATAGTAGCGCCCGAAATTGAAGCCGTGCTTGGGCAAGATAAATATAAGCAGGTTAATGAAGATATAACCGGTGGTTTAGCCATGTCTAGAGGTTTTATAGATGGCGTGACCAACCTTAATACCGGAGAGGCAAATCTTGTAACCAAAACTGTTCTAGAAGAGATTAATTATGCTAGGCGGCAAGTAGAACGTTGGATATATAATGAATACAGACAGATAGCGGAGGCAATGGGTTTTGACAGGTTTCCTAGAGTTAGATGGGATAACACTATATTAAGAGACATTATATTGTATATGAGTACTATTTCAGCCCTTGTAGACCGCAGAATGCTCTCATATGAGACTGCTCTTGAGCAGCTAGGCTTTGATTATGAAAATGAATTTGGTAATATGAAAAATGAATTACCGTCTGTTTTGGAGGGTATTTTGGGCATTGTTGGAAGCCCTTTTCAACAAAAAGGATCTGGGATTCAAAATGTTCAGAGAGCCCCTATTGGAACACCATCTAATGGCAGACCAAGGGGACAAGTACCAAAAACTAAACAACCAAGTACTAAGCCACAAACAAAAACTAAAGTACCTAATCAGGCGCCGAGTCAACAACCAGGTCCGAGCCCGGCAGCTGCATCTACCGATATTAGGTATGTTATGCAATATGCTGCCGAAGTAATGGATAATGATCAGTTTTTGGAGTTTTTGCAAGGATTTATAGAATCATATAGAACCACTGAGTAATACTATGGAATGTTTTGGAATAATTTATAAATCTACTAATAAAATAAATAATAAGTCTTATGTTGGCCAGACAATATGTGCATTTAATGTTAGAAAATTACAACATATTAATGATTCAGCGGCTAATAGGGATAACATTTATTTTCATAATGCAATTAGAAAATATGGGCCTACTAATTTTGAATGGGAAATACTTAAACGTTGTTATTCTAGAGAAGAATTAGATGCTGAGGAAAAAAGATTTATAATAAAATATAAAACTTTAGAAAATGGATATAATCTAACCACTGGTGGTGCTGGAATGAGTAATTATTCAGTTACGGAAGAGCATAGACGTAATTTGTCCGTATCACATAAAGGTTATAAACATACGGAAGAACAAAAGAAGAAAATTTCTAAAGCATTAAGAAATAGATATTGCTCAGAGGAAACAAGAAAAAAATTATCGATATCTAAGATGGGCAGTAATAATCCCATGTGTGGCAAATTTGGAAATACAAATCCCTTTTATAAAGGAAAGTTTTCGACAGAAGTTATAGAAAAAATAAGAGATTCTAATAGTTTGTATTGGGAAGTGACTTTTCCAAACGGTGATAAACAAATAATAAAAAATTTAAGTAGATTTTGTAGGGAACATAATTTAAGTAAAGGAGTTATGGGTCTTGTTTCAAAAGGATGTAGGGCACACCATAAATTATATAGATGTAAAAAATTAGGTAAGAATTTACCGAATGTAAATTTATAGTGAGGGCAGATAGTTATAATAAACTAACCGCTCTTATTATAGAGGGCTTTATATTTTTGTTTGGGAAGGGGAGGTATATAGTAGTGGAACATGAATATAAATTTGATCCTGTAACTATAGAGGCGCAGATAGAACTTTTTGAAGGCACTGATGCTCTTAAAAAAGAGGTTGCCTCTATTGTAAATTTTCCTGAGAATAAGACACCAGATGTGTTGTTTTTTTCGGGTATTTTTGTGTCATCTGGGGCCAACCTAAATGATGCTTTTTTTATGCCCACCGAAATGGTTAAGGCATATAATACAATAGATAACAAAGCATTGGATATAGAGCATGAAGAGACGGAGATAGTAGGGCATATATATTCCAGTGCTTTTATTGATAGATCTGGAAATAAGCTTAGTATAGAAAAATTAAAAGATATGAGTCCGGCAGAACTTGACAGAATGGATTTGGATGTGATGATTGCTGGTATTATATATAAGAGCAGGTTTCCAGAGCTGGCAGAAGAAGTAAAAAACAATAAATGGAAACTATCTATGGAAACATATTTTTCAAATTATGACGTAAAAGTGGGTAATCTGATATTATCACGACAGGAAGCTGAAGCAATGGGATTGGCTTCAGATGATGTGTTAGGACGAGTAGCAAAGATTCTTAAAAAGGGAAAGGAAATAGCAAAGGGACAGGTAACTAGAGTATTAAGAAACCTGTTGTTTTCAGGATGTGGGCTTGTAAAAAATCCTGCCAACCCCAGATCCTTGATATTGGAAACAGCCAAAAAGAAGGGGGAAGAGGTTATGGTTGTAGAACTTGAACCTATAGAAACCGAATTAAAAGATAAGGACAAGGAAGATGCCGAAGCTATTGTGACGTCACCAGCAGCTACGGCCCCGAGCCCTGACGCATACGATGTTCGTACACAAACATCTCCTGGAATTTGTGTAAATTATAAAAGAAGAGTTATTGATGCTACGTTCGAAGGACCGGATGCAAAGGTTTTACATGAGGACTGGTGTACTCTTTACGATATGGCGTGCACGTCACCGTCAAGAGGAGCAGATCATCCCGAATGTATCAGGCAGGTAGTTGTATCCAAGACTGGATCGTACACTAAGTATAAACTATCAGATTTAGAGGCCATGGATAGACGAGGCAATCTATTGGCTACTCTGATAGAAGTTTTGAATAAATCGAGGAGGTAATCGCTCATGCCACAAGCACAAACTGGAAAAACTAAGAGTGTACCCAAGGTAGTTAGGGTGAATGCTTCAGATGGTGAAGCTGTTCTGTTCAGAAATCTTGGGAATGGACGTAGACTCCCATTTATTTGGGCAGATACGTTTACATTGGCATCCGGTACCACAGAAACAGTGGTATCCAGCGGTGTTTCGTTTCATGACTATGATGTATCGGGTGGCATCATTACTTTTAGTCCTATGTCATCCGGTGGCGCTGCTCTGACCACTTACATTGATAAGAATACTACAACTAATGTAGTAAAATTAGTGGCTACTAGCGCGCCCAGTGAAGATTGTGATTTTGACATTATGTTCATGTTGGGTGTTGGGTATAACTTTGACAGTACACACACCAATCAAATTTGGCGTAGATATTATAGTAATTAATTTTTACGTAGGAATTGGGACGAGGAAATGGTTGATTTAAAGTTTTAAACGAGGTTGGTTTGCTGATTAACTTAAACTAAGTTTAGGAGGGTTTTTTCATGACCGACAAATTAACTCAAGATGTACATGCTATAGTCGATAGCATCTTTAAGCAGAAAGAAGAAGACGCTATGAGAAAAGAAACAGAAGAAGCTCTCAATAAGTCTGCTGAAATAATTAATAAGCTTGATGAGTCCTTAGAGGCAAAGGGCCAAGAGCTTTCTAATTTAGAGGCTAAGAATGGGGAGTTGGAATTTACTATTTCTGAGCTTTCTGCTAAAACCAAAGAGCTAGAAGAGAATCTTGAGAACGCAAAGTCTGACTTTGAGGCCAAGGAAAAAGAGCTTACTGAGCAATTAGAGGCGGCTCAGTCCGAGCTAGAAGAAATTAAAAAGCAGCAACTTGCGAAAGCAAGATTTGATGAACTTGCTAGTGATGGTGTGGCTGCTATTAATGAGCAGGCCATTGAGGATCAGATGAACAAGATTCGAGATATGAGTGATGAAGAATTTGAATTGTATAAAACTGATAGGCTTGAACTTCGTAAGTCTATCATAGCTGAGCTAGAGTCGTCATCCAGTACTGATACAGAGGAGAACGAAAATAGCGAGTCAGAAGTTGCCACAGAGGAAGAAACTAATGAAGAAGAATCTGCTTCCGAAGAAGAAACTTCAGAGGAAGAGACCGCTGAAGAAGAAACTTCAGAAGAAGCTTCAGAAGAGGACACCGAAGTGGAGTTAGAAGATGAGGAGGAGGCTGCTGCCGAATCTGAAGATTCGATTGATCCGATGAAAGCTGTTTCAGCTATGCTAAATCTAGAAGCTGATATTAGTTCTAATATTCTCAGTAAATACAAAGATTTAGGTAAAGCTTTGGCTGAGAATGTTAAGAATAGGAAGTAAGTAATCGTAAAATTTTGCAAGGAGGAAAGTTATTATGTTTATTCCGAGACATCCCGTAGTAGAGAATCAATTCTGCCAGTTCTATGGCCAGACCACGGTTTCTGGTGGAGCAGGTGATGTTTTAGCATACGCAGGTTCCGTTTGCTATTTGGATGATAGCCAGACAGATGCCACAGTTAAAATTTATGTTGCTGATGAGAATAAGTACCCATTTGGGTTTTTGATGCAGAAGGTTAAAACTGGATATCATTCAATTCATCCGGCTGGGTTTATGATGCCTGGTGATCTCGGATCTTCCGATGTTATCGCACAGCCTAGCTACAACTCAAATGGACAGATTAACGGAAGTAAACCTGCGCCTGTTGGCGTTGCTCATCTTGGTATATGGGATACTATCCATTACTATGATACTTCAGCTATTAACGCTGGTGCAAGAATGCAGGTCCGTAAGAACAGTATGTCAGAACTTACTGATCTGGGCGCTGCTACTTATACCAATGCAACTGTAGTAGCTGTTGTTCTCAAGGGCGCAAGCGCTGCACAGGTTACTGCTAATGTTAATAACACCACACTTTATCCTATTAGGGTAAAGCTTTTAGTATAATATTTATATTTAATTATTGGATCAAAAGCACGTTTAGTGCATCCAAAATTACTTGACGGAGGCGAGTTAAGTTATGGACAAAAAAGAAATGAGAGAACTGTTTAGGGCAACCGCTGCTATAAATACTCCTGAAGGCATCATGGCCTATAAGGCGTTTGCTGCTGCTCTGACAACTCCAATCCTTCAAGCAATAGAGAGAGATTCCATAATGAGACAGCTTTTTGCTGTTGAAGAACTAGGTCCTGGAGCACAAGCTTCATATCCGGTCGCTGAGGATTTCGAGATCCCAGTTTGGGTATTACCAGGACTTGGCTATGTTGCCCAGAATTTTATAGAAGGTATCGGTGAAGAGGTTAACTGTATAGCCTCTTAATTTTGCTATATGCTGGAAAGCCCTAAAGGCTCTTTTACTGCTATCGTAATAATAAGGAGTATGTAACAATGGGTAATCATGCAGGAAACTTTGATATTGCACATCTTAAATGGTTAGGTGGGTTGATAGATGCTGACGGTTCTATAGGTATTTCTATAAATACTAGAAAAAACAATAAAATAGTTTATACACCGTGTATAGTAATAACCAACAGCAATGCCATAATGATAGAACGTGCACATAATATTCTTGATCAATACAAGATAAATCACCATATAAAGCCAAATGGTTCATGTAAAAACCTAACCATCTCTAGGCCAAATATAATAGATTTGTTTTGTAGACTAATGAACGGTTTAATTTTAGTAAAAAATAACGAGCTTAGACTTATACATCAATTTTGTTTAAAGCGAATAATTAATATAAATGAATCTGGATGTAATTGGAAAGCTAATTATAACAAAGACGAAATAGATATAGTCTACGAGTTAAGATCATTGAATATGAGACATTATGGTAAATGCGAGGAATATGGGATAGTAGACAATGAAGTAAGTGTAGATTTGTTGAACTGTTTTAGCCTAGAGTGGTTGGCTGGTTTTATAGACGGTGACGGTTGTTTTAGTATAAGTAAGATAAAAAGACCTTCAGGAAAATATCAATATCAACCTTTGACTAGTATAGTAACTGGATCATTGATTGCTAAAAATATTATTTCTATTTATTTAGATAGATATAATATTAACTATTATTTAAATAAATCAGTATCTGGACCCAATCATAAACCTAACTGCATTAAAAAGAAATTTGAATATGTCATTAGATCTCAGAAAGATTGTATAAAAATTTACAATTTACTATCAAATAAGGTTGTTGGAAAGAAGCATAGATTGAAGTTATTATTTAACTTTTGTTCTAGTAGATTGAATCGTAAAAACAAACCCTATTCTGATTTTGAGATATTTTTATATAAACAACTTAATGATGATATCAGAGGATCCTCAACGACTATATGCAAAACGTCGTATGACGAAGAGATAGTCTGAACTATATGGAGACATATAGAGGAGGCGCCGAAGAGCCCTCCCGCCCGAAAAAAGTCGGGTCATAAAAGTAACAGATTGATACGTACCTACATTTTCCATCGATGCATCGGGCGACTGGAAACTCACTTATGCTAGGGATTCGAGAGTGGATATTGCGGCAAGAGCTGCAGAGAAAGCTGCTAAAGCGATTGCTGATTACGAAGAGGAAAGTGGATGGAGAGTAATTCTACCCGCCGCTACTTCAAGATTCTTTGGAAAGGGACTGCTTGGCTCACGCCCAGCTCCTATTTATGAGATTAACCCCGCATCTACTGGTGCTGGTTATCTTTCTAAAGAACTTCTCAACAAAATGATTGTTGGGTTCAAGAGAATTGGAAGAACTTTGACGGATCTGTATGTTTCACCTGAAGATGCAGCTGACATCAGAGAATGGACCGACACAGATGTTGACCCAATGACGAGGCGTGAAATTTTCCAGGCTGCTGGAATGGGCAGTATTTGGAATGTCACCCTTCATGAGGTACAGCATCTTGGTGCCACGGGTCTGTATAATATTAATGGTAGTACTTCAGCTTATGGTAAGTTTATTGCTGACGGTAGTGAGCAGTATAATGCATACCAGCTGGATAACCCAAATGTTACATCAGCTGATGGTACAGTTTCTACTTTGGGGGAAACTCAGGTGCTTGGTTTTGACCTTGGCGTCAATGACTCACTTGTTATGCCTATCCGTAAGACCTACGAAGCTCATGATGATCCAACCCTACTTAGGGTCCAGAAAGCTGGATTCTTTGGCTGGGAGGAAATAGGATTTGCATGTCTTGATCCTCGTATGCTGGGTATGGGTATAATCGACAGGTCGTTATAATATTGATATATAACTAGTGCGCTTGTTAAACATGCGAGCGCACTGGTCTATATACCTTGGAGATTAAAATGACCTTTATGTTGGGAATAATAGCTACAATAATTTTAATAGAAGCTATAACTGGTATTATAAGTAAGTCAGAATTGTTTAGACCTTTAAGAGAATTTTTATTTGATAGAAGGGAAAACAAATTATTTGGATTTATGCACAGAATAATAGATTGCCCTTATTGCTTATCAGTATGGGTAGGCATGTTCTGTGGTGGTGTATTATATTTATACATAAATAATTTGCTCCCTTTTATTATTATGTGGATATTTATATCTTTAATTTTTCATAGATTGTCAAATGTATTACATTATATTATTGATAGAATTGATTCAAACCATGAAAGTTTGGACAAGGACACTTAAACGGAGGACAAGGTAGATGAAAGGATATGTAAGAAATAAAACAGCAGGGTGGCGACATGCCATGAAAAGGTCCGTTGGACCAGGACATAAAATACCTATGAACGAGTTGTTCGAACAGTATGGCGAAAAGCATGGACTTGAGCCAGGCAATGAGTTTGTGGAATGGCTTAAGAATGTTAAACTGAGAGACCGAGGTACTTGGGAGATTGTGACTGAGGATGATAATATCCAAGTTTCAGGGGGTAGTAAATCTGAGGAGAAGACAGTTGAACACAAGCCAGATAATAGAGGGTCTTCTTTAACAAGTCCATTTGTTAAAAAAGCCATAGAAATAGATGAAATAGTTAATATGACGGTAAGAAATGCTAGAGTAGAATTGAAGAAAATAACTGACTTAAGATTATTGAGACAAGCCTATGAACAAGCTAGACAACTAGCGCATAAAGATACGTTGTGCCAATATTTGAGAAGGCGTATACAAGAGTTAGAGCTTACTAGGAGGTAAATCGTATGCCTTTTGTACCTAAATCATATGATAGAAATCTACGAATTCCTAAATACTACAGCACCGCAGTTGGGGCTGAAGGGTACAATCCAGACGTAACCATTTATTATGGTTCTGATGATAACATTGTGCATGTAAGAGAAATTTGGAGAGGAAAGCAATACGATCAAACTGTATCTGGTACTAATTATGCTGAGTATTGGCCAAGTTTTAGCTACAGTGTTACTTATTTTGCTTGGGAAGAAACTACAGTATCATAAAAATAAATAAGTAGAGCCTATCATGATAAAACTAACTATACAAGTAGCTGATATAACTAGCGTTATGTTAGCATATAATCAGATACGCATATACACATCTGACGCCGAAAATGGTACGTATACATATTTGACATCTCTATCGTTGTTAGCTGGTGTGTCAACCTATACCTATACCCATGCTCAGGGTACATCAGATACATGGTATAGATCTTCTTACTACAATTCTTCTACTAGTGCTGAAAGTTCATTGTCAAATGCAGCTCATGGAGAATCAGCTTCTTTATATCATGTAGTAACCTATCCAGAAGAGTGTGAATTTGATAGTAATTCTGATATAATTATACGTAAGATAAGAAGATTGATAGGGGATTTAAAGGGCTTAAAAAGAATATATGAATGTGACGGGGAGTTTTGCACATCTATACAGCCCGACGATCATACTTTTGATCTAGGCGAAAAAGGATGGCCGGTATCAGTATCTGTTGATGGTGTGGAATACACTTCTTTGGAAGATCCTGTAGTTCAGGGCTATCAATATCTTACTTTCAGTGGTAGTTTAGTCAGTGGTACTCAGAGCGCGTGTATTGATATATGGTTTCATACATTTATTTTTTCTGACAGGGAAATATATGAGGCATATAGTGATGCTATAGTGCCACCAGGAGTACCTATTGATTGTGTAAGTGAGGACCATCTAATATTTCAAGCAGCTATTGATCTATTAGAAAGTATAGCGTTGGATAATTTAATTAATGATGGTGCTGTGGTTAGAGATGATCAAACGGTTTATGATCCGTCACCAGGTCTAAGAGGTTTAAGTTCTGCGGATGGACCTATAGATAGACTAAAAAAACAACTAGATGGTTTGATAAAAGAATGTATAAGAAGTAGTTTATTAGGAACATCAGGCTATTTAATAGATTAAAATTCATAATACGGAGCAGTGTATATGTGGGTACTGGCATACTTCACAGAAGAGGGTCAGCCAGTTACTGGACTGTCACCGACGGTTCTTATAAAGGATGTTGATACTGGTGCAGATGTTATAGCTGGCGCCTCTATGGATGATATAGGTGACGGGTTTTATAGATATGATTTCAGTGCCTATAATCCTACTAGGAATTATGCTGTAACCTGTGATAGTATAACACTATCTGGCGTGGATAGGTATACCTATGCGGCTAGCGGTGAATATGGAGAAGTATTAGATTCTATTGAATCCACCGTTGGTTTGGTTGATATACGGACAACTCTACTTAGAAAAATACAAACTAATAGATTAGAACTATTTGATGGAAATACAAATAACTGGATTTTATATGATGACGATGCGGTAACTCCGCTACTTACTTTTAGTGTAAGTGATAAAAATGATGATATAATTGTTCAGTGTCCTAATTCTCCCTCAAAAAGATCTGGTGCAGCCGGAGTTAGTGGTACACTATCTCCGGATATTTATATGCGCAAATCCGTGTATGATCCTGATGATGATGGATGCGTATCTTGTGCAGAAAATGTAAGTGATGGAAT